ACTCCAACAGCTTCTGACGGAACTCCAACAGCTTCTGACGGAACTCCAACAGCTTCTGACGGAACTCCAACAGCTTCTGACGGAACTAGAAACGCTATCAATGGAAGACAGACCTCTTATGGCTATGTAGGAGATCTTTATTCAGACCGTAGGAGTGCTAAGGGTATTGGCGCATTTGTTCCTGACGCAGAAGAAGCTAAAATTAAAAATGGACAATACTCTGATTATAAATTAAGAGCAGGAGATATCGCAGTATCTTCAGATGTCGAATCTTCATTCCGAAAAGGAGGAATTTCTCCTGGTCAAAATGTTACAGTAAATTATGCAGACGGAACAACACACACCGGAAGATGGATGGATCGAACTGCCGACTATCTATCAAATCGAGTGGATTTATATTCCCCTAATGGACCGAATTCCAGAGATGGTGCAAAGATTACTTCATTTTCAAAATAATTTTGAATTAAATAGATAAAATGGATTATCCCGGAAAATATAACAATGATGTTTCAGAAAATGAAGAAATCTTTAAGGATAAGGTAGTTATCAATCAACCCGCAGGAAATATCGAATTTGTAAATACTAAAGATTCTGAAAGTGTTGCAATTACTCATAAAAATGGAGGATTTGCTAAATTTGATAAATTTGGTTTGGACGTTTTGACAACAGTCGATAAACGGGAACATGTGATGGGAGATACCTTACTGACTATCAATGGTAAACAGACCCAACTAATCGATGAAGGTTCTGAAACGATTACATTAGGAGATACTTTACAAAGTGTGGGAGATGTCGATAAATGGAAAGCTCCTATGGTCGAAATTAAAAAAGCTCAACGGGAATTACATGACTCTAAAAGACTTTTTGAAGTAAAACGAACAGGCAAAAAGAATTCCATCGATCAAGCCCCTGATCAAACAAAATCAGGAAGTCATACTGCATGTCCCACTAATAAAAACAAATCAAAAATTTTAACAACTTCTGATGCTACAGTTACGGTAGCGGAAAAAAATGTTATGCCCCGTCAAAAAATTATCGAAATTACCGACAATGTTGACGAATATAAAATAGTTGTAGGAAGTGAAGATCGTTGTATGACTTGTTGGGGGAAGCTATTAAGTCCTTCCACACAAGATGGTAATTGGGCAACAGAAGGAGAAAAGCAAAAAATTGCCCAGAAACGGGAAGAAGTTCAGAAAAAAATTCATCAATATGAAAAACAATTAGGTCAAAATAAATCCCCTAACGGAGGATCTTCCATTCAAACTATTTCTAAAAATCTTGTAACTAATGTTGGACTGGTCTTCAACGATTTTGAATCTTTTAGAAAAGATCCCGCAGGAAAATTAGTTCCTTGTGGAGTTAAAATTGATCCGTTAGGAACGACTGTTTATACCCAATATCGGGAAACCTCGTTAGTCGAACATGTTGATGTAGAGAAATTCCCCGGAGGTTCTTATGATCTTAATATTTCTGACGGATGGAAAGTTACTACAGGATCTAATGGGATCGATCTTAAAACCACCGGTCCACTAACTACTTTTGGAACTATTGTCCACATGACAGGAGAGCAGATTTCTATTGGTTCCAGAGGGGAATTATCCATGGAAGCTGAACGAATCGATCTAACTGCTGATGTTATTTCATTACGTCCTAAAAAATTATCCAGACAACTGGAAACAGGGGGACAATCAGAAGAAGAACAGCAAGTATTAATTGATGGAAATCTGAATGTCGGATTGAATGCAGTAGTTCGTGGAGGATTACATGTTGAAGGCGAATTGACCACTCATCACATTACTGCACCTTGTGAATATCAAATTACAGAAACTGATTTTGTATGGGGGAACCAAAAACCTCCCACTAGTTTTGGTCCATGTCTTCCCGGATTAAATGGAGTTAAGGACACTTCACAACCTGATGCTTGTGCTACAGATTTCCCTAAATCGACTACCTATGCCACTCTACTCCCCGGAGCATTAATAGGATATGCTATAGGCGAAGACAGCAATGGTGACAGTCATTGCTTACAGGTATATTCTCTCCTCTCGGAGAATTTTGCACAAGTTGATCCACATTTCCATTATTTCAAAAATGTTCCTTTAAAATTATTTCAAAATGACTCAGAAACTGAAGTAACGGCAGGATCAGTTGGAGGAAGCAACACAACAACGTCTCACGATGCTGTAAGAGTCGTAGGAGCACGCAATAACTGGACTAAGCCAGTATTGCCGAGTCCAGTTATCAATTCAAAAACAGAAAATACTGTTATTTCTAAACTAGGAGGGGATGCGTGTGAACCGTTATCAATCAATAAATCCGATTGGAACGAACCTGCTCAAAATGACTCTTTACCAGATGGTGAAGGAGTTAGAACTTCTAAATATACCGATCAAGAAATAAAGCAAAGAATTGCTCAGATTGAAAAAGATCTGGAATCTAAATACACTGAACTTAAAAAGGCATTGTCGGAACTAAAATCCTAATAATCTGATTCGTCTCCTAAAATTCCAGTTTGATCAACAAAATCTCCCAATGCATCAGATAGTGCACGATATTCCAATTCTGATTCCGAATGAATTAACGAGATAGATCCTCCATGTATATCAAACCCAACAATGATATAACAATCCATATACTCTGACATGGATCTCATGACATTTTCTCCAAATTTTTTACGTTCAGATACCGTTGTAGGTTTTCCTTTTTTTCTAGGCTTTGGAACTTTAGGGTCCGAACTAGCTAAGATATGTTCAATTTTAGCAAGATCGGCTTTTGAAGGCTCATTAGAATCGGGTAATGATTTTGAATCCATCTAGTTATATTTATTGTTTTGTTTTGGAAATCTTAAATAGGAAATTTCCCTTTCCGCTTCCATAATATTGGTCCAATTCATCATATTTGACATTTGTTGCAACAATTTTATCAGTGTTATAGTTATACACAGACACATTAATATTATCGTGCATTGTCAACTTTTTATAAATGGCATACCCCTGTCCTGTATGTAAATTGTCCGAAAGGATGTATTCAAAATATCGCAAAATTACCTTATCATATACATCATCCATATATATCGGAGTTTGTGAAAGTCGAACACATTTACTTATTTCCAATCCGTCATCATCTGTAATATCTCCAGTTATCTTATAATCAGGATCATCATCTCTTACGACATAAATCTCTACATAAGTTTCCAAATTAAATAGATATATGTCAAAATCAGTAATTCCGATCTTCAATGTTTCTATTAATTTGTAATTATGTCTGTTTTTATTCCATACATCTAGTTCATAATCTATATCTACCCGCATAGGTTTAGCAGGAACAGACATCTCTCGGAACAGAATTTTCTTTATATATTTATCAAAAAATGGAGTCATAATCTATTCAGAAGTAACTGGAGTTTCATATCGTGTTCCATATTTTGGATGTTTACGAATTAAACCGTGGTCATTAAGAAATTCTGCAAGATCATCAAGATCGTTAAATTTCTTCCATGTATGGGAACTTAAATAACGTCCTCCATCATAGATATGAAAAGTCTCATCTTTGAAACAAGTCAATAAAATTGACATTCCGTTATTGTCGATAATGCACGACCATTTACGGGAATCCTTTTCAGTATATGGAATAATATCCAATTTCTCTGAAGTTTCAATTTTATCCACGGAATATCCCATATCCCGAAGACGTTTGATACAATATGATTTTGTGGTAATTTTATTTGCCATATTTTTAGAATTCAAAAGTAAAAGTAGGAACTTCCCGCCCGGTAGTGATCAGTTCCAAGGTGTCATAAATCTCATCAATTTCTACATCACTCAATACGCTATCGCCATAAAAAATATCAAAGTATTGAGTTCCTAATTCATATTTGTTTACGTGATAAGTGACTAGGATGTTAGAAACTCCTCGATCAATCAATGCAGTCCAGCATCGGGAATCTGCATAATTATAAATTAAATCCAGTTTGTGGATATGATGGGTTTTTTGAACGTTGTTTGCAAATGTCGGATAGTCCATATAGTTTAGTTTTTAGAATTTTTTACCACCTTCAGCAAGGCGGGCTTCGTGAGTATGATCCTTTCTGATAGAATTATACAACATCTTATCGTCAAATGCGCCTTGAATATCATAACCAAATCCTCCACAATAATCCAGAATTCGAATAATTGCATCTGCAAGTTCTACTTCTGCATTTCGACGTAAAATAAGATGTGGGTCAATCAGATTTTTCCTCTCTCCTTCCAATGCTTCAGAGATTTCAGAGTGAATAAGCGCGATAAGTTCGGCTTTATTACGTTCAATAGGTTCTCCGGTTGCGGGATCTTGCCACCATTTAATATTTGCCTGATGGACTTTTTGGGCTAGTTCGTTTAAGTTCATAATTATTTTAATAGAGGAGTTGTAATGTATTTTAAATTTGCATTGGGGTTTTTGATTTCGATATACATGACACCATTGTCATTGAGTTTCATCGAAAAATCATTTTTTCCTTTAAGAACCAGACGTAAAATATCTGCATCATAGATCTTTTTGGGAATTGGAGTCTTTACGTCTTCTGCAACTAATACACTAATATCATCGGTGTGGTTGGAGGTGGAAACCTTATCTCCAAAATAAAAATACAACAGTTCGTTCTCTTGTTCCAAATAAAATTTACAATTATCAGAAGATAAATCCAAGGCTTTCTTAATGTTAGACACCTTATCTGCCGTAATATTGATGGTATGATGAGTTACATACTTTTTAAAGTTATTGACACTAAATTTTGGAACTGATACTAAATTATTATCTAATAATCGAATATTGAATTTGATGTCTTTGGTATTAAAGGAGCAGCACGGAGAATTAGTGTCTTCACCAATCGAAAGTTCGATAAATGTGCTATCTGACTTTGTGCATTGAATACCCTTTGTTAATTTTGATACATTAATACTAAATCTATCCAGTGGATCAACAATAGTTAATGGACGATATGTATTATACAATGTTATTGTGTTCGATTCTGTAGATGATAGAGAATATAAAATATCATCTTCTGTAAAAATAGACACTTTACCACTTTTGGTAATTTCATTGATCGGATTGATGAAATAGTTTATAAATTCTTTAGGATTGATCTGAATTTGCATCAGGAGATTCTACGGTTGGGGTTGGATTTAAAACGGATAATAATTGATCTATAGATAGCTTAAGCGATGCAATATCTTTAGTCAACTTTTTAAGTGTAGTTTTTTGAGACTTAATTTCTCTAATTAAGGCTTCCCGGAATTCTCCCTCATCTGCTAGATATTGCTTTTGTCCAGAATAGTCAGGAACGGCAAATCCATCCATTTGAGCAACATGCGAACCTTGTGGATGAATTCCTTGAGGAATATATTGTTGTGCATACTGTTGAGGAAGTGTTGCTAATGGAGCATTACTAGGAGGAAGAACACCTTCAGGAATATTTGGATAATCAGATGGTTGATTATAAATGGGATGTTGTGTATATTGTGGAGGCGAAACCTGTTGATATTGTTGAGGATGCTGAGGATGCTGAGGATGCTGATAGTGTTGAGGAGGTCCTTGAGGACGTTGTTGCTGTTGCGGTCCATTCAAGAAATTCCTAAAATCAGTCCTTCGATAAGGAATGTCACCACCTTTCATCATACTGTGCATGGTTTTATCCAAAGAAGCGGCTAAAAAAGCTATGTCTGTATCTTCGTTCATATCAATATTTAGCCGCTTCTCGAATAATTTTCAACTATTAGTCTTTCAATAGTTCGTCCAATTCATCAACTTCTTCGGAAGAAGCTGAAGTTTTTGAAGTCGGACTGAGGTGAGGAATTTCATCTTCATCCAGATCTCCGTCAGATGTTGCACTGTTGCCAAACCAAAGAGTATCAAGGATCTTACGAATCTCTTCTGTAGATTTGACTTCAGGGACGAATTCGGTTAGATCATAGGCAGACTTAAGAATCTCATCGATCTTGGCAGGAGTTAGGCCAAGACTTTCGGCATCGTCAAATTTGGCAGCATAGCTATTAAAACCGGCCTTATCAGTAACTTTGATAATAAGACTTCGGCCTTTTTCGGAAAGATCCAATGCCTTGGTTCCGATTTTTTTAGCCATATCACCAAAAATAGCTTCTTGGATAGTCTTATAGATGTCAGATACTGCATTACCATCTTTATCTACTTGTGCGGCATATTTCACGGCGACAACAGATCCGATTTTCGCCTTGGCTTCGGCATCATCGCCATCCACGGAGACTAGATAAGCATTCACTTCCTGTTTACGGGAAGGAATGAGCTTATAGGACCGCTTTTTACCTTCTTCATCACCCTGTTCTTTAGCCTTGGAATAAACTGCCCATTGGGTAGTTTTGAACAGATCATCTTTGATCCCAGCATCTTGTGGAGAACGACCACAATATACATAAGATCCGTCAATAATACTCGGGAATCCGATTTCTTTCCATGACACAAATGTGTTATCCACATCATTGATATTCGGAATGAGACGGAGAGTATAGGTGTTACCTTTTTTGAAGGTCAGCACCCGTGGATCTTTGGTTCCAGCTTTTTCTTTGTTGACTTTAACTTCTTCGACTTGTTTTACTTTGTTTAGGATATCTTCTAGATTTAACATATATTTTATTTTTAGTTTATTTAATTTTATCAGCGAACCAGAATTGATCCGCATGTAATACTTATATCACAGTGTTTGTTTTGATGCAACTTCTTTTGTAGATAATCTTCTATTTTGTTTCTGATAAAAGTTAAAGAGTCTTCGGTTTTTTGACTGGCATTATATTTATTATATAATGAATTCAGACTAATATCTGATCCAAAATAAAGATCAAATTCATCAGAAGGCAAATTATATAATAGATCATAAAATCCCGGAATACTGAAGATGACATACCAAGACAATTTATGTTCTTTCAAATGAATCAAACAGTCATTCTGAGACACTGAACAATAACTAACGTATTGACTCAATTTAATATTCTTGGAGACACAAAACTCTGCAATGAATTTATAAGAACTCTTAATAAAGTCCATCTGTTCTTCAGGATTTCCGCTATTTAAAACCTTAAAATATGCAATACATGTGGAGATACCCTTGGAACTGGCAAAGAATTTTAAATCATAAAATTTTTTTTCATCAGTATAAATTTTGTAAGGTGCATCAAAATAAAGATTACTCAGAAATGCCGGATACCGCTTAAACACATTCTCTAATTTCTCCAAATATGCAATTTTCTCTATACTCAAATCGTCAAATTTCTTCTTGGCCTTAAACGGTTGATTGTTATTAATCCTATATGCTCTTAGATATAAATTATAAATTTGTTTTTGAATGTCACTTATCATTTTTTCTTATCACTGCTTTTATTTTTACATACTGAACATTTCCCCAATTTTCCAACTAAATTTGCATCACATATATTGCACCAGTGATATCCTAATTTAGCAACTAATGAAGTTTCTCGATTGGTCATGACATATTCATCATCTTTTTCGAAAATCTCCCGTTTCATCTATTTTATCTTTTTGGTTTTATTTAGCACAGGATACCGGTGAGCTAAATATTCTATAATCGAATACCACGATGTTTCAGACAGATCAATTAAAGATTGTTGCAAAACTGGGTGTTTCTGAAGAATAATAAACATCGTAACACAAGAGACTGGTTTATTGGAAAATAATGTGATCAAACTTCCGAATTTATTAACAGTTTCTTCCAGTTCTTGATTAATTAAATGAGTGTTGGCACATGGGGACGAGAAATCATCAGGAATCATTGATTTTATTTACCATTCGTCAATAAGGAATCCAAGTCTAAAATTTCTGATAATTTTTTATTTCCAGATACTGCTACGGATGCATCAGGAATAGCACCATCGTCATCATACATTCGCAAGGTGCTATAATCAATTCTCAAATATCCGTCCATATTCTTTGCACCGTCGCGACTTTTTTTTCCACAAAATCGAATGATATTTCCTTCCCGATCTTCATCAGTCTGCCAGATATTAACATGTCCATCCATATCCTGAATGCTGTCCCAGCTTCCTGCAATGGCATCTAAACCGGGATTGGACGCTTTATGGCTTCCTCTATTCAATTGAGCAACTGTAAGCACAGGAGCATTATGCATGTAAGATAATCCACGACACTCTTGGATCAATACCTGAAGTTCAGAATGCTTGGAATGCTGCACAGTAGATGGTTTCAATAATGCATGTCCATCGATACAAATTAGATCAGGGACAAATCCCTTTTTATCCTTAAGTTTTTTGAGATATGCATGAATATTTTTAGGAGAAACCCCTTTTGTTGGAACTTCTTTGACAATTAATTTAGATTTATGTTTAGCAATAAATTCCTTTATATACCTCTTATAGTTTTCAATGTCATTGATCAGAGAAGATATTGCAATACCAGTCAGCATTCCTGAAATTCTCTTAGCATATCTCATTTCTGACATCTCAGGTGATATGATAACGACATTTTTATCCTGCATTATAACATTTAATGCGATATTCGCCAGACAGATACTATTATGGGTCACGAGGAAATCATTAGTCAAATATAAATGATCTTGCGCATCTACCGTAATACACATCGCTTCCTCTTCGGAATGATCTTCAATAGATAAAATTGTATTATGCACAAATTCACGTTTATTTTTACCAAATTCAAACAATCGTTTAGATTTTCGAGATATTAAATTTAATTTTTGTTTTAAATGATATGGAAATCTAATCCTGACTTTATGATAAACTCTAGGTTCTCCTTTATATTTTTTAATATGGCTGGATACTTTAGCATTTCCGCCCAATGATCTGACAATAAATGCTAATTGGTTAATCATACGTTCGTTTTTTAATAAAATCTCAATCGTAGATCCTTTACTGACAAACCCGTCAGTATCGATGAAACCATCTAATAAATGAAACCTATTCTCTACTGAGGAATACAAATATTCTTCTGGAATAAATTTAGTGTCTGACTTAGTATACGTTAGCCCCATTCGATATATTTCATCATTTAACAGATTACCTTTAATCTTACGATCAATTCTGCTAATGTCAGTAGTGCGTGATCCTGACAATTTAAGATTATATGGTAATAATTTCAGAAACTTAGATATGCATTCTTCATCAAAATTAGTAAATGATATATGATTATGAATAGACAATCCTCCGTCACCTAGCAAGCATCCCATGACATATGGGTGAACTATATGCATCGTATTGTTATTAAATTCTACAGGATCGCATAGAGGAATTTGCAATCTTAATTTATATGTTGAATAGTTTTCAATTTTAAATTTAATAACTTCAGTAGACAGCGTATCATAACGCATCTTAGGAGAATTCCAGACGGTCCATAAATGTTCAGGACAACATAAGGTTTCCCGACCATCCATAAATTTAACTTTATAGATTTTTTTAATTCCTTGAGGATGAATATGAGTAATATTTACAGGTTTACCATTTTTTCCAAATACTGTATCCCCAACTTTTAAATCACCAAAACGTTTTTCACCATCAGGAGTTCTAATAATCAATGAACATGGTTGCGCTTTTCCGACGTTGGTTTCTCCGCCAATATCATAAATGGCCTTTCCTTCTTTTTGAAATCCACCTCCAAATGCATCATCCAGAGATGGATATCCTGTAGATATAACAGATTCAGTTTCTTGAAGATATTTAACAACTCTATGATTATCCTCAAAATAATCCAACCCTAAATTATCAATTAAAGTAACAGCATGAATCTTCTCTGATTCTTTTTGAATATCGTCCAGATCAAATTCTTTTTTACTGGCTTTGAAATCCAGAATCTTCTCTGTCAGCAAACCATACTTGCGTTGTTTAATAAAGTATTCAGTATTGGCAATTAATTCTTCTTCGCTGAATGCCCCATCAAGTTCCCTGATATATCCGACAACCTTTTTCAAGGAGTCTTTCAATGACACTGTATTAACTCTCAATTTAAGTTCTGTAAGAGTTGGCACGATATTTCGTTCCAAATAAAACGTCTTGATGATGTCAATAATATCAGCAATTGCTGAATCTTTGAACAAATCTTTGTCCAAATAATCAATGATACTGGCAATGTAGACAGATTCTCGTTTTAATGTATGTTGAATTATAATTTTTTCAAAGAAATCCAGATCGATTTTGGCCATTAGATAGTTTCGTATATGTGATTAATTTTTATTCTTTAAAATACTCAATTCCTAGTAAATTGCTTTCAATAGATTTTCCGGTAATAAATTTCTTAACAAACCATGCATGAAACATCCCCGGATCGATTACGACATCCGGGGATGTTTTTGTATAACTGGATTTTACCATACATGCATCGTATAATTCTGCAATAGTCAATTGTCCAGATTTTTCAGTATCTTCATTTCTCCATCGAAACGCAATATCGTGTTCATTCGGAATATTAATTCGTTGAATACGAGGTTTGTCAATTAATTGACCAGTTGATTTGATTATTGCATATATCACAGTGCATATTTTTTCTCCACTTTATCACAGAACTCAACATCAGTCAAGAAGGATTCCATGATTTCTTCATCATCTTCGATATCTGCCCGACGCTTTACCACATCGCCTTTTACCGAATACCATCCTTGTTTTTCGGAAGTAATGTATCCGAACTCTTGAGCCAATTCGAAGATACCAGAATATCGGCTAATACCATCGGCAAAAGTCACATAGATTGGAAATGTAGAGTTCTCCCGGACATATCGGGAAAGTGCAGCACGAAGCGTAAATTTAAATCCTGCAAGAACATCTTTGGTTTTTGTTTTACCATCAATAGTAATTTTTTCAGATTCTTTTTCTTGTGCTTTAGAAATAAAGTGTAATGCTTGTGCCGCATATTGTGCTCCTCTACCTCCTGATGCAACTTCTTTGGAATACATCTCCTGAGTTTCATATGAATGATTCACCACAATCATCGGGATCTGCTTAATAGCTGCTTCTCCCGTAATAATTCGGAAAAATGATTTAATTGCCTTTGCCCGAGTCATGTCCGATACTTGTTTATTGTCAATTGCATCATTAGTTTCCTTATCTGATCGCAACATACCCAGAGAATCGATGCAAATCAGAACATTATCGCCTTCCGAAATATCGTTCATCAGATTTGCGCAATCAGTCTTCAATTCTTCAACAGAACGAATGGGTCGGTGATCGATCTTGGAAGTATCGATTCCTGCTTGTTCGAAATATTCAGGAGTAGAACCTAATTCACTATCATATAAAACTACAATGGCATCTTTACCTTCATTTTCCTTCTGAAAACCTTTCATAATCTCAATCATGAAATTAGTTTTGAAGTGTTTTGGAGGAGCAGCAATTTGATAGATGCCTCTGGGAAGTCCTCCATGGATTTTCCCGGACAATGCCACATTCAACAAAGGAATGTTAGTCTTAATGTATTTTTGATTATTGAAATATTTGCTATTTTTGAGAATTTCAGGTTTAAGGATAGTATTCTTACGAAGTTTGTCGAGTAATGCCATATATAAACTTACCCTATACATACATTCCAATCAACAAAAAAGCCCACATATTTGACTATGTGGGCTTTTTTGGATATGATACAATTATGCAGATTTTGCAGCTTCCTTGGCTTCTGCCAGGGCGGTCTTTGCTTCCTGTAGTTCTTTGCGAACAACTTTGAGAAGCTTCGCCAAGGCGGATGCACTCTTACGCGCACGGGCAACAGCAGATGCAGTTCCTTTGGTTCGGAATTTAATTGCATCAGAAACGAACGTCTTGAAGAGTTCGATGCTAAGTTTTTCATTATCAGATAATGTATCAGTTGGTGTGTTTTCGTTTTCCATAAAGTTATTCAATTGTATCACATCCGTATTTGCACGGGTCGCTCGGCTCACAGGCACATGGATTTGGTTGAGATTTAACATCTTTTGATTTTTCAGTTTCGGACAATGATATAAAATTTTCTACAGTATCATCGTCCCACCCCAAATATCGAGTTAAAAGAAAGTTAAGAGGAAAGTTTTTGTAAGCATGAACAGTCACAATATCGGTAAGAAGTTGGAACTCTTGATGGTTGATTTGTAATTCGTCTAGTGTCAATTGTTTAGTCATAATATTAAAAGAGTTTTACGATGTTGTCAGTTTTTTCAGGAGCAGAAGCAGGAAGTGGAACCTTGTTACTAATTGCTTTATAATTATCCACCACATTCTTGGACAATTCCAAATCGTAATGGAGCAATGCAGATTTTTCTAATGTATACAGAATATCCACATTAGGATCAGCGAGTAAATTCCGAATATTAACAGCAGGAGCAAGAGACAACATTTCTACAGGAATAAAATTAATATTGATCTGACCATTTACTCCATTAATCCCCAAAAATGCCGGGTTCCTCACCACAATCACCTTTTCATCTTCAGATACTACAGTAACAACCAGTAGTTCACTGATATTCTTCAAAATTCCTACAATTTTTTCTTCCATGATAATACTAATTTTTATCGTATAGTCATTTCAAGTAAATTTTTCACTTTTTGTAAGTTTCTTGAATATTTCTTGAACTATACGTGTTGAAGAACTGAAGGAGATCCTGATACTGAGTCTGAAGTTCAGAATATACCTGAATAAAAGACTTCTCTTCGTGTTCAATCAACCGATGCATCTCCTCCTTACTGATCCATTTCTTGGAAAAATAATCTTCCCGAATTATTTCAATATCTCTGATGTTAAAGATAATGTCATAGTATCTTTTAAGTTTAGCCAAAAATGTCTTCAAGCGAGAGTTCATGTTGTTTTTTAGGATTTGGAACATGCCATTTCAGTGCATTAAATATAGGTTCTAGGCAAAGAGTTACACATTTTTCGAACATTCTTTCATGATCAACTTCCAAATTAAATTCTTCAGGAAGATCATCTAAAAAGGCAATTCCATCAATATCGTGTATGTTCGGTTTCACATACACCATTTTAATCTTCTTACCCTCTGTAATATATGCATATTTATTCTCTAAATTCAACTTCTTCAATAAATGATTGTAATACAATGACCATTTAACATGTCTTGGACATCCCTTGGCAGTATCAAATCCTGTAGATGCCCATTTATTCAGGACTTTGATAGATGATCGAGTGGCGACATCATATGTAGGTAATTGAAAGAAAGAATCATACGATTTGAAAAAGATCTGTTCTGCCTTTTTTCTATCAGGAGACTCAAAAATTCCCCGAACAATACTCTTTGTAACAGCTTTGGTATTTTCTGAAAATGTGGATTTAACTACTGACAATCCTTTATATTTGAATTTATCCATCTTAACACCTTCAGAATTTTTGATATGCATAACATAATGTTTCTTTGCTACCCAAATTGCACGAGGACATACTGACTCTCGTTTAAATTCAAATCTACAGTCCTCAGAATTCCAAGTCTCTTTAGCCCATTTATTGACTCCTAAGTTTAAGTTAATTGTAATATCTTCGTCGATCATATTAAACTTGGGAGTTAAATCTCCTAAACCATCTATCACGGCAGTATCCAATTTTTTCAATATATCATCTATACATAAAACCAAACTGTCCGTATCAGCGGTAATCACTCTATCGGCATCTGCCAATTGCCAATGTTCCGTCATAAACTTATTAGCAATTCTTTCACTCTCTTTAATCAATGCCTGACCTGTCATGGTAATACTCTTTCCACAATCCAAATCATATAATGCAAAAAATCGATTAGCCAGTGCACCATAAGTAGAATTCAAAAGAATCTTATATAGGTATTGTTCAACATCCAATCTATCCGCAATTCCTTTTTTCTGTTTATACTCCGTCGAATCTTTAGGAATGTCAATCAATTCATTCTCTAACTTTAGCATCCGTCCTTTTACTGATTTGCGCTTTTGGTATAATTCATCGACGAATTCTGCACATAATCCTTTCTTGGTTTGATCAAAAATAATTCCTGCGGCACTCAGACACCAATTCTTTTTCTCCAGAATCTCTCTAAAACGATTAGCAGGAATATCTACCATCGTATTTCTCTTAAACAAATAGACTGCAATATTATCGTCAGTTCTATTCATTATTTTACCGACCTTTGTTTCAGGAGAAATATTCAATGTAATGATAGTATTCGGATATAGGGAGTTTAAATCCATTACCATAATATTGTCGTATAATCCCGGTTCTGGATCTTTTACATATCCTCCGGGAATTTTCTCATGCTCCCCATTATCTTGAGTAGAGATGATCTGGTTTTTCAGTAATCCCTGTTTTGCAATAATCCCTGTGATGATTGCTACTTTTCCCAATGCCTTATCCAAATTGCAGAATCCACTAAATGCCGAAAACTTCGCCACCTCCAAATAGCGCTTCTTATCTTCCAACATTACCAGAAGTTTAACATCCCATATATTATAATTGATGAACCGATCCCATTCTTTATATGCCATATCCTGTAACGAATCACTGCCATGATCCAATTTTCCAATTCCTAACTCTGCTTGACATACAAATTCCAAACCATCACTCTCCCGTTCTCCCGGTGTAAATGTTTTATATAAAACCATGTAGTCAAGATGTGAAATTCCTCCAATATCATATTCGATATAGGTCTGTGCGAATTTATTCTCCTTTTCATGACCCTTAATATAATCCACAGGAGATAATTGTGAAGATTTCCCTTCCCCCAAGACTTTTTCCATTCTATGGACAATATAAGGAAGGTCAAAAGAATAACTATTAAATCCTACTAATAGATCAGGATAATTAGCCCGCCAAAATCTCACGAACCTCTTCAACAAATCGGTTTCAGTTTTACAATAATCATAAACAATTTCTTCCGGTTCAATATCCTTGAGATGATCCTTACAGGAATAATGATCATACGGTTTAATTCCCCAAACATAATACTTCAATGTCTTGGTGTCATAAATCGTGATGGAGGTGATGGGAAATTTAGCATCTTCGGCATGGGGAAATTCATCTGCAATTACTTCAATGTCATAATAAAAAATTCGCAATGCCTTTGCAGTAAGTTCCGAAATATCCTTTTGATAATAATTTTCCAAAAGATACTGTTGAGTTGTTGGGAGGTTGAAATATTTCTTACCCTTGTAGGTCTTTAGGAATTCATATCTATTCCATTCAGAATCAAATTCCCGCTTAATTAAAGGAACATCGTCAATCCCATAGGCATCAATTCGTTTTGATTCTACCGTGGGAATATACAGATAAGGTTTGAAATGAACCTTTTTATAAACCGATTCGTCATTCTCGTCATAGGTCCAATGATGGATGATGGATTTTTTCTTATCAAAAAAGATGTTTCGAAGCATAACCTACTATACCACAATTTACAAGACTTGACAAGTGGTATGTTTATGATAAATTACTGTATATGAAAATGATGGGAATTGAATTTGACGAATCAAAATTTAAAAAACGTAAAGGTTTTGGAAATATAGTAATTGACCAAGAAATGTTTAAATTTAATTGGGCAAATACTGATAATGGTCCGTTGTTAATACTGTATAATACGGATGGGTTAAAAATTGAAATCCCGTATACTGTGTGGACGAACAGTGTAGAGCATTGTCAAGAATTCTTAAACACTAAATCTCATCAATGTCATACATGGCACGGAAAACACAAAAAAGGGCCATGCTTTGGAAGATGGGGAAAAGCAGAAGCGGCTGAAATGTATCGAAAATATAAAATTTCTCAAGAAACTAAAAATTAACAAATTGTTTCGGATTGTTCTTTACAAATGACGCATTCTTCTTTCTCTCCTCCGATCCGTAATCAGTCGTGTAGATCAAATTATATTCATCCAAATGATCTTGAATAAAATATTGTTCAGAATACTTTCTGGAAAAATCTGATGCTTCTAAATAAGAAGATTCTGTCTTAAGAACATCTGCCAACATCTTAAACATTTCCTCTGAAGTATCAAATAGATATTTCCATCCGTTAAAGTTATAACAATCCAGATTTTGTGCAATACAAGGAATTCCCTGAGAACCAGATTCGGTTAATTTAATATTGGCTTTGGCACGGGAAAATTCATTATTTGCTAAAGGTGCAATACATGCATTGACATTCAGTTCTTTAAGTTTTTGCGGATATTCAGAGATTGCACACCATTGATGAAATTCAATTCCACTTCCAATAAATTGTCGCAATTTCAAAGGAAGTGCTCCGAAAAATACCCATTCATATTTTTTATGAATTAAAATATCCTGAGCAATAGCATCTACAACGTGTCCAAAATCATCCTTTTGGTCTACTTTATTAGCAACATCAAAATGCGTTCCGCTACCTGCATACAAAATTCTGGGTTTAGCCTTATGTTTGTAGTATCGTTTAGTCAATTTGCTTCTATCGTAGTCAATATCGAATAATCCTTTAGGGAGATAATTGGGAAGAACTGTAATTTTATGATAATCTAGACGATCTTCATAAATATTTTTCATTTTGTCAGAAGGCAAAATAAATTCATCACAGAGATGCACGATTTCCTTCACAATAATTTCAATTTTAGGATCTTGGAAAGCATCACCGCAAACGTTATATGGACTAATAAGATTAGCAAAAATCACGTCGTCCAACTCGAATATGATCCTAAATCCTTTACCAGTTTTTTCCTTTAATTGATCAGATACATCCCGTAAGAATTTCACAAAATCCCGCTGAATGTCAGTGCATTGTCGTTGCAATCTAACTGCATCAATTCCGCGATAGAAATTAGCATCTGTGACCATTTGATACAAAGTCATGATAACAGTCTTGTTGTGTGCCAGAAGCTCATCACCGGGCCAGATCATGCGCCAAAAAGCACATCCTGATTGATCTGCACAATAATGGATAACTCTAGGAAGTCCTTCTCCTGGTGGACGGATATCAAAATCTTTTTTCTGTTGATATTCCGACAATTTAAGCATCAACGATCCGAAGGCTTTAGGACCATAAGGATTTCCAAATGGAAATGAAATATTAGTAGATTCCACAACGGGAACTGGTTTTACTTCTGGAATTTTCTTGGAAGAAGAATTGGATATAATTGATGGCATTGCATTTATTTAAATATCAATATGCATCATTCAACCTAGTAATATGATTTTCTTTAATTAAATCAATTATTTTACATCCTGCATCATCTATATTGGACTTCTTATGGGTGACAATTATATAACAATCATCCACATTTTCTTTCAGAAGTTCAACAATGTCCATCATGCCCCTTGAGCAAATGGAACCATCAAGAATCTCGTCCATTACTGTGACATTAATATCTACATTACTTTGCATCTTCCTGATATCCCTGAATGCAAATAACATGGCAACATCAACCCGTTTAGCCTCTCCACCACTTAAGCTTCCATAAGAATAATCTTCTCCTTGTAAAGTTTTGAAATTCTCTTCGAAAAATTCGTCAAAACATACTTTATAAGGAGAATGAAGTCTGGAAAGATAATAATTGATCCGTGCATTCAATGTATCAATGACTTTATGAATAACAATCGATTTAATCCCCGTAGGAGATGCCGCCTCTTTAATGAGTTGAGCAATTTTTGAAGAATCTATCAACTCCGACAATTCTCCTTCTACTATAACAATCTGGCTTTCTCCTTTTTCTATTTTTTCCGAGAAAGGATTGACATTATCTACAAGTCTCTTCTGTTCGTTAATCAATGAATCTATTTCTGACTGACTTCTGACGAACTTCTGCTGTTCGACATTAAGCAGTTTAATAGTATCAGAATTCTTTCTTATAGTAATTTTGTCGGAACTGATTTTAGACTCCACCGTCGAAATAGCACTAGTCATCTTCTTAATACTGTCGTCTGACTCTAAGATCAAACTTCTCAAATCCGCTTTTTCTTTATCAATTTCTTCCTGATTGTGTTCTTCATAAGGTCGTTTACATGAAGGACATCTATCTAATTTTCCTTGCAATTTATCTAACTGAGATTTTTTATGATTCCTATCAGATTGCAAGTCAGATAATTTTACATTGGCTTTTTTTATTTTTTCCTGTTTCTCTTCGACACTTAAATTACATAAGGTAATTTCTTCCTGTAATTTATCGACTTCTTCTGTGGTATCCAGAGGTTGCAAGGATTTCAGTTCATCGATCTTGGTCTGAATTCTAACAAACTCGTCCTGTTGTCTACGAACATGCTGATCAAAATACAGTCTGTCATTCTCCAAATTTCTTTTAAGAATGTTCAGTTCCTGAAATTTCATGGATCGTTTGTCATCTGCTGCCTTGCTTTCCTCTTTGGCAATTTTCAAAAACTCCGCAAATGCCTCCAATCCTAGAATCCCTTCAACAAACTTAGTTTTTAGATCTTTCTTTTGATTCAGAAATGACAGAGAGTCCTTGGAAGACATTACAATCGTATTGGTGAATACAGTTTTGGATATTCCGATACGTTCGATAATGTCCTTATTTGTTTCAGTAATAGTCTTGGTGAACTTGTCCGAATCTCCATTAACCGTAAGAACCAGTTTATTAGGAGATAAACCACGGGCAATATGAATCTCATCATCATTGACCTTTAACCATCCTTCGACAATACAAGTTTTATTAGTCCATTTGTTCTTGATTAGCTTCTGATTAATATCCCGATAGGTTTCCCCAAAAAGCAAAAAGGACAACGATTCAACAATTAGAGAAGTTTTACCAACTCCATTATATGAATCATCATCCTTATTGTAACCAGTAACAAAAGTTATCCCTTTATCAAAGGTGATTTCTATTGGCGAATCCCCATAAGATAAAAAATTACGAACTCTTATCTTTTGAAATTCAACAACTTTACTCATCTATAAATTTACATCATACTTACACGGAACTCAAGGAATTCTGAACAATAGCAAGTTCTTCTTTGGTAATTTTCTTATTAATAAAATTCTGAAGTGCTTCAGAAAGCAATCGGAACTTTTCCGCAGAATTATCAGGAGGTGCGGTAGACTCGGTATAGGTAGAGGGAGGGGCAGCATATCCTGATGGAGCGGAAGGAGCAATATTAAAAACGCGAGATGTAGTCATCATAGAATTATATTTAATTTTAAAAATTCAGCATTCAACATCATTCGATATATTTAATTTGATTGTCATGATGAATGTTCATAGAATCGAAGAAAGTTTTCTGAATCAACTGTTCGTCTTTCTGTGGTTGCAGAAATGCTCCCCAAGGTTTTCTTTTACATAAATTGTTCTGTAGATTATGGAACATAATATTATTAGCAATTTTCAATAATGGATTAGATGCATGCACGGATTCGTTCCAAGTCTTTTCGGGACAATCTGTAGTAACCGCAGCAAGACCATGATGAATGTGCAATCCCATTATGGGAAAATTATTAGCAATATGGTATTTCTTCCCAAACATCACCATCAAACCTGCATAATCTACATCAAACACAGGTTTTCCGATAACAAAAGGATGATCGAAATATCCTTTAAACTCATTCCACCAAGATCTTTTGAATGAGAAAATATCATACCCTGCAATTTCTAAACGCACAGGCACCACTTTTTCGTCTAAAACATCTTGGAAAGAGATAATATCTTGAATATCTAATCTCGGACTTGCCAGACAATCAGGTTCTTCTTTTATGATATATTCAATAAGTCTAGGAAGTAAAATAACATCAGAATTGGTATATACTAAATATTCGTTATCAGTCAACTTAAATCCTTCTTCGATCATTTCAAATAATACTGGAAGTTTTTTGATAGAATTAGGTTCCCAAGTTTTGGAGGATTGTTGCAATACAAAAGAAGTTTGGATACCTGCATAATGATCTGTAAAGGTATCAAATTCGTCTTCAAATTGTAGATTATAGATATCAAGCACATCAGGAAATAGATTCTTCAAATGCCTCCAAGATTCTACTGCAACCATCTGTCGGTGATAATCGGAAAAAGTGTTTGAGATTAAAGTTATTCTAGCCATATAAATTAGGTCAAATTATAAAACTGTGCCACGTCTTTATGATTAAGATGATTTCGAGCATCTTCAAAAGATGCTATAATTTCATCTTTGGTCGCTTCTTGATACGATAAATCAGTAAAATATGTTAATCTTATATGTAACTTACCGTCTTTTTGCACATAGTGATCGTAATATTTGATCGTGACTTTGCCAAACTCTTTGATCAAGCTTTCGAAATTGCGTAAAATATCCTGAACTGATTCGACCACCATGCTTTGCACTTCGTATAATCGTCTTTGCATGGGAAAATTTCCATGATTTTCAGGATCTGGATATAGAAATGCATATAGTCCTACTGGAGCTAGGGCATTCATCCACGATACTGTTGCTCCTGCAATTATAGCAAGGTCTTTAATATCCTGTTCAGTTATGTCTTTAAGTTCTTTTTGCATATTTTAAAGTTATTTCTTTCATTTTTTCATAGAATTCATCCAAATTAGGTGGATCAAATTCGTTAATCGCTTTCCCCCATTTATCTTTCAAATAATGATGTCCTGCAACTACCCGTTCTTCGTATTGAGCTTTACCACTGATAGTGGATTCTCCATCATCAACTAGTTTCAAATATTTTTCCAAATTTGCAGGAGACACAAAGATACGAAAAGCCGGAAGAAATCCTAATTTCTCTCCCTGTAATTCCAGATCTACATGTTCCCATGCATTGATATACTTAGTATCAAACCGAATATCTTTCAAGAAGTCTTTATGAAAATATGAAAAATTGGCTTCCGTATGATAATTTAGATAGGCTTCAAATTTGGGAAATGATGCCTTGGCAAAACGTGGTTGTCGGTAATCGTTCCAATTGAAATGCAATAGTCCACTTTCTTTGGAAAATTCAATACAATATTGCCATACCCGATTATCAGTTACTAAACAATCGTCCTCCAGAATCCACAGATGATCACAACCTTTTTCCAGAAGCTTTTCAATTGCCCAATTTTTACAAAATCCGACCCCTTTATTTTCGGTCAATTGGTAAAAGTCATAATTGGGGATTTTAGTATATTTTGGCGTTCCGCCATCTTTGACCAAAACAATATGATCAACATTTTTTATAGATTCTAGAATCTTATAAAAATTGTCTGGACGGTTATATGTAATTATTGCAACTCCAATCATGTTCTTAAATTTCGTAATCTACATTTCCAGTATAAAATGGTCTAATTTTGATTAGATCTGAAATATCAATGCTACCTATAATATTGACCAATTTACAAGCTTTCCAAAAACTCAATTTACTCAAATCGATATCGACGCAATATCTCATACTCCAAAACCCACCTTTCTAACTTGTTTTTTAGTTCCAAACACATTTTCATCATTATAAATTTCTGCAAGGGTCATTTTCTTCTTAGGAGGATCTTGACCGTGTAAAGATTTAAATAAATTAACAGTCTTAGCTTCACTAAGTTCATCAAATTTATACTTTAAGAACGTTCTTCCCTTTCTGGTCAAGGCATAATCGATTCGATCTTCAGGAGTATTGAATGTAGCAATGATCTTAAAGTTTAAAACATCCGCCATGATTCCGTCACATATATTCAACAGGATAGAAATGGCACTATTATCACCATGTTCTTCTCTGGATAAAAGAATTTTCTCAGCATCCTCGATAATTAGTAAACTTTCCTTTTCCTTTTTGATGACAGGAAGGAATGAAGGATCTCCGATACTCTGCACAAAATAAGGAGGAATATAAATCTTCTTTACATCTGAATTAGAGTTTAACAAATGTTTGATATAATTAGTTTTTCCAGAACCATGAATGCCGTGCAGAAGAACTAATTTATTATTTGGAGTTGAGAAGTCACCTATCCAACCACCAATTTTTTCATGAACTTCTTTAAAATCGTCATTGTAATGATTTTCCAAATCCAAATCATACGATTTGACTTTATGCGGAGTCAGAATAATATTGCTATATTCATCCTTCTCAAATAGTAAAACCTTCCCTTTATTTTCGTTATGATCCTTTACCCCAAACTTATCATAAATTTCATATGCAACGCTGGTATTAATAAATGGATCATACCAAATACTATTTCCAATATTTTCCGAAGACAATTCGTCATCTCCCGGATAGGAACTTTCTGCATCAGAAATTTCTAGAATAATTCGATGAACCGCATGTCTAAACATAACTGAATGCTTAGTTTCTCTACAGAAATGACTCTTGGAAATAATAATAGAGAATCCTTTGCCAATTAAATACTTGGCAAATTCTTCAAATCTACCAGACTTATATTCCAAATAAATATGAGAAGGGATTTTATTAAACATCAGCACATAAACAAACTCCTGGGAAGAGGATACATCCCGATTGAGCATGAATTTACTATTATTGGAAATATCAATATTTTGTTCTTCGATAATTGCTCCCCATGCTTTAAGCTGTTCAATTAAATTCATGCAGTAATATATCTATGCTTGATCTGATGTCAAATTTAATAATGGTTTTTGTGAATAATGTTGTTCTAAGAAGTTCAGACGTTCTTGAACTTCTTCAACGGTCGAGTCTTTTACTTCTGTCGGATAGACATGATATTTTTCCTTAAAAATCCCCCAACTAGTCGAAAAGTTCTTCATAAAGTCTTTATTATTCCGAATTACACTTTGCGCATGGTTTGAATCAATATCAGCGAGATATTCAAAGGAGTTTTCGATATCAGGGAAATACCAATAGTTACAGCCAAGTCCTTTATTGTAGGCATTGAAATAATGATCGAGGTGTTCCGCAGCATTAATATAACTTTCGTTCATATAACCAATATGTTTCAGGGTATTGGCATGATACAGAACGAATGCATGAAGACTGTGTTTGTAGAGATCCACTTTATGGGCCGTATACTGCACTTCCAAGCGTTTAATGGGAGTCCCGTCTTCTGCTACGTTTCCACCTCCAATACCTCCATGGGTGGCATACGAGAGTTGTCCTGCCCATAGTCCCGAATCCATTGCAGTCTCAATATATTTTTGGAAAACTTCATTATTTTTGACAACAACATCATCTTCCATTAAAAATAGAAATTCATATCCTGCATTTTTCATTTCCCGCAAGGCAATATTTTTAGCAATTCCTACTACCGTCGGATTTCTATTACATTGGAGAATTTTTACATTTTTAGGAGTATTTTTAAATTGTCCTCCTGCATTAACTACAAAGATCTTATCAACCGCATCACGATCAATACTATCCAGTGCTTTATGTAAAAATTCTTCCCGATTACAAGTAATAATCGCGACTGCTGTTTGTTTTTTAAATCTGTTCATGTTTAAATTTTTAAAATATTCATTAAATGATTAGCTTGAGATATAGCATCATCCAATGCATTATGATAAGTTCCAGTTCTTTCAATTTTCGTAGTAGGATCAAGTAATGCCTTTACGGTTCTATAACATCTATCATTGGAATATTTCCAAGGTCTGGGACAATCGATCAGATCGTATGCACATGTCAATAAAGTATTATCAAACCCAACCCCATTTCCCCACATTTCACATTCTGAATCTCCGATCCAATCAGCAAAATTTAGTAATGCATCAACAATACCCTCTTCCGACTTGATCATTTCCAACCGAGCAGCATCACTCTGCTTCATCCACCAAATAATCGTAGATACGTCGATAGTCATACCTATTTTTACACAACTCTTCATATTGATAGTTGTGTAAAAATTGTCGAGAATTTTACCTTCTCCGAATTTTACAGCACCAATCGAAGCAATTACCGATCCCGGAGTATTTCCGAGAGTTTCCAAATCTAACATTATTCTGGTCATATATCAACAATATCTATTTGTATTTAAGTGGTTTTTGACACGTATTCATCAAGAATCCTAGATAAAAGTTCTCTAGGTTTAATTTCTTCCTTCCCCTTCCTGCCATTTATCTGCCCACATCCATCCTAAAGTTCTTCGTTTGGAACCTCTGGAAAGAATGGTAATTACTGGAACTGGCAAGGAATTTTCGCACAATCGTTCATTGAAAAAATCAAATGCCTGATAAAGAAGTTCTTGAATTTTAATAAGTTTCATGCGTTAGTTACTAAAAGATAAATTAAACGAAAGATGCCCAACAAAATAACACCAGCAATTACTGGAAGACCGTAGTTATATAAAAGTTTACTCATACACAACGA